TTCTTTCAGGGTTTATATATCCTCCACCTTCATAAGCTGCACTACCTTGTCCCATACGACCACTAGCAAAGAGGTTATTAGCTAGTCGTTGTTCAGTTTTAGCTCTTTCTGGAGCTAGTATATCTTGGAGGTCAGAGTAATAATCACTACCTACTTTAGATATATCTCTATCGTAAGCTTCATTAAACATTGACATGCCTTTATCTTTAATAGCTTGTCCTTGTGCAATGTCTGTTTCATTAACTCCACCTAGAGCTTGATTCATAAACATGTCTCTAAGTTGTATTAACTCAGGACTTAGTTCATAATTAGCTTTATTATTCTCATAGTCAAAGTCAGCAGAACCAAAGTAAGAGCCAGTTACATCCCAGGGTTTATACTGAGCCTTATCTCCAGCTGCTTCCATCCCTCGTTTTGCTTTCTTTCCTACTCCTGTACTTCCTGTTATTGCTCCTATTGCTGAACCCATTATTTCACCTCTTTTTCAAAAATGTAACCTCTTAATTTAAACCCATACTTCCTTTCAAAAGCTTTCCATCCACCTTTTCGGGTAGTACCTCCTAGTATTTTCTTACATCCTAATTGCTTTGCTAACTCATTCATGTATTTATCCCAATATTCTCCATCACCATATACATTTAAACATACAAACGAATCATCATCTAAATCCCAACTCATGAACCCATGTTCATTCTCAATAATATTATTTGTCATTACCTTATGACTTCCTGATTTCTTTAGAAATCTTTCAGCTGTCTCTTTATCCAATGTGTCTCCTAAGTTTTCATAATAAATGCTAATGCAAAGTATGGAGGTATATTTTTACCTGTTACAGACTCACCAGTCTCATTTGTAGTAAAGGTATGAGTATGATTACCATTAGAACCTGTTGATTGTCCTGATAATGCTTTCCATTGTTGATACTCATTATCTCTATCAATATCACCTGTTCCAGAAACAGCTTGTACTAAGTAATGTGGTAATGAGTGATTGTGATTACCAGCTGAATCTGTTGTTCCTGTATGCGTGTGAGCTGGTACAATAGCATCAGCACTACCACCAGTATCATCAGGATTATAAGTACTACCTGCACCCATAATAAACTTATCTGTTAAATCAGGAGTACTATTATTACCATCACATAATACATATCCTGAAGGTATAGTTGCTACACTACCTGACCACATAACTATCATACCTGTTAAAATAGCATTCTGTGCTACAAAAGCAGTAGTAGCTATTTGTGTGGTACTTGTTCCTGCAGAAGCAGTAGGTGCAGTAGGAACACCAGTAAATTCTGGTGATACTGTATTAGCTTTACTTGCTACAGCAGTAACTATATTATTAAACTCTGTATCAAACTCAGAACCTCTAATAATTTTATCATTATCTGTATCTGGTAAAGAATCCTTTCTTAAAAAGTTTGTTGTTTTTACATAATTACTCATTAGCTTCTCTTCCCTGTTTTTAAAAATATATCAATCTTTTGTACACTGATTAATTCATCACGAATAGTAGCATCTAAACCAAAGAAAAATGATTCACCACTACCACCTAAAGGTATCTTAACTCTATGTATACCTATACCTACTGAAGAATACTTACTTACTCCATATAAAGATGTAGGGTCAGAATACTTTGGATATATACCTGTACCTAAATCTCTATCTACTACAACCTTTCTTGGGTTCCTTGTATAGTCATAACCATACTTTAATACAAAGTCTTGTTGTTTAGCACCTTCAAGAGTTAATGTTGCTCTTTTTGCAAGTTTAAATAAGATTTGTCCTTGTCCACCTAAATCAGAACTAGCTGACCTATAAACTAAATCAAAAGTAGTATCTCTATCTTGTAGTCCTGTATACTGAGCTACTCCTCCTGTTACTCCCATCATAAACCCATACTTATCTCTATCATCAAAGTAACAATTAAATAATTCACCATTACTTAAAGACCATGTGGTTGTTCTAGCACTACCATTCTCTAATGGCATTCTTAAATCTAAATAAACAATCTTTCTATTTAAAGGCATTGTAATTACATAGAATGCATCATCTTCACAATATCCAGCTCTTATGTTTTGTGGATTAGTTTCATAATCTAACCATCCTGCCATCTCATCTCTAATATTTAGAGTAAGTTCTCTCATTGGCATAGACTTCTCTTGTACAGTTCTAGTAAAACTTCTAACACCTGACTTAGACATAAAGATTAAATCCGTACCAGTGGCTTTTATGGAGTCCCTAGATAGACATCCTACACCAGTAATAACATCTTCTAATGACATAGTATCTGGGTCTTCTGCTCCCTTATAAATAACTATGTTATCTTGACAGAATATAACTAAGAAGTTATTATGTTGAGCTAATCCTACAATTGTATCATTGTTACCTACAACAGAACTAATGTCAAGTATACCTGCATTGCCACTATTAAAGTTAGTAGGGTCTAATAAATCACTATAAAATATAGTAAATGGATTCTCTGATATACCTGCTGTCCATATTCTACCATATGCAGATAGACATGCATCAGGGTCAAAGTTAGTTACACCTGCTGGTTTATCTGTTATTTCTACCCATTCTGTAGTTAAACCATTTACACTAAATGCTAATGCTGGGTTATCTTTTTGTGTTGCTATTGTCCATATTGTTGCATTAGAACCTGCACCTTCAGGTAATGTTTGCATTTGCCATCTACTACCATCTATAGCTACATTTGCAGGAGTTATATCAACTAACGCAGATAAGAAGTTTCTAGTATTAGCTCTAGAATTAAAAGACCTAACACCTGCCTCTTCTCCTTTATACATTTTATTATTACCATTAGCTAGATAAAATGTTCTACCATCTATTAAGTCATGTCTCCAAATAGATTCTATATAGTTATCGCCTAAACTAGCTACAGACTCATTAAGTAGTGTATGACCTTTACGACTAGTCATTCTACCACCTTTATCTATAACTATATTATCAGCTTGTGTAGCATAACCACTAGCTAATCCTACTTGTGAGTCTTGTGTATTAAGACCTAAGAATCCAGGTGCTAGTAAACTAACTGATTCTAAATTACCTGTAGGCATTAAACACTTCTCCAAATAGTTTCCATAGGTTTCCTACTTGCTTCCATAGATATATGGTCTGCTAGTAAAGACTGATATCTTTGTTGTTGATTACTACTACCACCATCTTCACCTCGTTCTTCTATAGCTCTAGCTAAAGCATTTTCTATCACTAATAAATGTGGTACTAATAATCTATCTCCTTCTTCTTCTAAATCTTTTTGAGGACATGTCATATTAAATCTTAAGTGCTCTTCTTTTTCTGGTTTAGGATATACATCTACTCCTATATCACCATCTGCTGAAACTCCATTCCAAGTAAAGAACTCAGGTGAACCTGTAGGAACATCATCTGGAGCATAAGCTTTATCCATCCATTCAGTAGGTCTAATGTTTAACCAGTTCTTATTTGTATAATTATATACATCAAGAGTTCTGACTGCTGTATTAGTATCTAGTAAAGTATAATGAAATATTCCAGGTTCAGTTATTACTTGAACAGTCTTTCTAAGAGCTTCCCAATTATATGCATTCTCTACATCTCTTTTAGCTACATTTACTAACTGACCTATTAATGCAGAATACTCATTCTCATTAACAGCCTCAACTGGTTCTTCTCTTAAACGTACTAGTACGCTATTTACTATCTGGATGTATGTCATCTTTACATGTCCCTGTTAAATTAAAACTACCTATATCTGATACTACTGCACACCACCATTTACCATTATAAAAGAATGCTTCTTTATTACACTGATTGCAAATAGCTTTACCTGGATTTACCACTTTACTTTATCTGCCCAGTATGCTGCACTTGTCTTACCTTTTGCTATATTTTTTGCATGTCTAGCTTTAAATGATTTACGTTTAGCTTTCATTTTAGCTGACTCACCTGGTTTAGGTTTACCTGCTGTACTAGCTCCAGATTGTCCAAACCTAATAATCCTGTTACGACCATTCTCTTTTATAAGAACTGCATGTGACTTACCACCTTTAGCAGACCTCTTAGGTTTATTATAACCTGAGAATGTTTCTCCTGCATGTTCAATTGTCACTATCGTTTACCACCCATTAGTCGTTTAGCCATCTGTGTTGCATGATGTATTCTTCTGCCTGACTTAGGAGCTTTCTTTGTAGTTGCTTTAGACTTAGCAGTTAAAGGTGTATGTCTAGAGTAAGTACTATGTTGTCCTGCTGTTGCATTAGGATTAGACTTCTGTTTACTTATAGAACTACCTTTCTTACCTTTACCACCACCTAATGTTAAAGCAGCTACTGCTGTTCCTCCACCTACTACTGCATTAGATATATTAGTTTTCTTAATTTGTTTCTTAGTTTGTTTCTGTTTCTTAGTTACTTTACTTGGTCCTTTAACTACAGGAGCTGTCTTCTTAACTTTAACTTTATTTTGTTTTTGTTTCTTAGTTACTTTAGACTTTGCCCATGCTGGTTTTGGTGCATTCTTTACTTTCTTGTTAAACTTTGCAACACCTTTCTTATGACCTTTTTCAATAGGACCTTTAATCTTCTTATTTACTTTTTTAACACCTTTCTTAATAGCAGCATTTAATTCTTTCTCTGATACCATCTTGTTATTCTTAATAGTAGTCTTAATAGCTCTACCTGCATTCTTAGCTAAACTTGCTGCTGTTAAAACTGGTCCAATAATAGGTACTTTCTTAAGTGCTTTCTTTGCTATTTTCTTTTTATCATATCCT